CCCCAGCCCCGCCGCCGCCGCCACCGCCGCCGCCAGAAATAGTACCAGTTCCTGACAAGGTTATGTTTTGATCAATGTCAACAGCATTTCCGCCGCTTGAACCAGCAGAACCGTTTTCGTTTCCGGTGGCACCGGGGGCACCAGACCCACCTGCTCCGGATATGGTTAAAGAAGAACCAATTATGTTAATTGTTGTATTGGCTGGAAAACTGGCTACAGCAAACGAAGCCGTTGAAGTACTAGTCGATCCAATCGTAGCAGAAATTGTAATTTCGTATGTCTGATCTTCTTTAGATGTGTCAAATGAAGTGTTTGAGTCAAGCCAAGACTTTAGGTTTACATTGTTTAAGCTACCAGATATAACCGCCTTCAACACACCAGCAGACGATTGAGAACTTCCCAGCAAAACTGCATCAGCAAATAACATTTGCATTTTCCTACTTAGTTAAGGCGAGTCCACGTAAACGCTGATCGGGTAGATGCCATTAGATTGCCTCCGGCCAATTATAGATCGGCGCATTACCGGTCGGATTACCATCAACGTCCGTTGGGGTAACGAACAATGCTTTGAAGGTATCGAGATCAACACACTGAATGATCTGATCTTCGATAATCCCAGCCGCCAGACGAACCTCGTTGCGGTACTGCTGAATGTCCGTTGGAACGTCGATGCCAGTATCCTGCTTACGAATATACGCCCAGTCAGTCTGAGACAAAAGGCTACCCTGTGTCTGCTTAGTCTGTGCTGTCCAGTTGGACTTCAGCCCCGGCGTGACCATCTGTGTTCCTGTGTCGGGATCAATGATGGGATCACCATTGTTATCTACTTCATTAGTGTCTTCCAGAGCCTTCGGCGTAGTCGTGTACGTGCCGTCAGCGTTCTGTGAGAACCAGTAGAAGCGTTCATCTGGCTTTGGCTGTGGGGCGACCCAGACAAGACCGTGAGCAACCTTCTCGTCCTCAGACCAGATAGCCCAGTTAGCCGGATGCTGGACACCGTTGTCGTCTGTCCATGCCCGACCCTCACGAATACGTTTTCCGTTATATGTCCACATTGTCTTCTCCTATCGAGCCGGGACGGGGGCGACACCATTGCCGCCAAAGGGGTGTTCTGCAAATGCCATGAAGATGTAATTGCCGCCAGATGCGTTTCGACCGGCGTGACTAGCCCTTATTTTGAAACCGTTCGACAAAAAATCTGTATAAAACGCGGCATTGTTGAGTACTTCAGCGGCAGTTGAATTTGCATAGATAGCATCGTCAATAAGATTGTAGGGATTACGAGCGTTATCTTGAACTTGCCAATCCTCTCCCCCACTGTCTGTGCGTTTAATCAACACGTAAGCAGGTCTGAACCCGCACCAGACAAACGGGCCATCTGCCGAGCCGTTGCCGGTGTAACTTCCAAACTTGCTAAAGCCCTCGACGGAGTGCCAACAGTAGGCAATCATTGCCGCTCCGCTGTCATTCGTAGTTTGCTGACTACCGAGAGTAACGACCGTGCTAGATGGAGCAGTGTTGTTCCAGCGGGTAGAACCTGTGTAGAATGGATCAGTGTTATCAAGTTCGCAGTATTTAGTTGGACCCGGTACAACATGATAAACTGCCCAGTTTCTACCAGTGCCGTTATCTCGACTTTTTGTAATGACCATTGCCGGAGCAACGCCAAGACCATGCCCTATCGTGGCTCCGCTGGTAGCATTACCGGTATAGCCAATAACACTAAATCCAGCCGTGGTATTAGCCGAAACCGTAGATGTAATGGAGCCATCGGTGTTCGATGCTGTGCCGTTAGCGGCTAACCATTGCCATGCTGCTGCCGTAATTCCAGCCTGATTGACGTTGTTCCAAGTTCCAAGAGTAAAACCATCTGAATCAAAGCTGGTGACGCTTCCGTTGATTACTTCCGCAGATGTACTATTTGTGTAAAGTGCTTTATCAGCGCCGCGTACAGCATCATTAACAATGTGATTGTCAACTTTATTTCGCTGCTTAATCCATACAAGATCAGGCTGAAACGTTGAGTTCTCAGATTGATTTACTTCAAGTGTGCTGCCGGTACCCGTGTAAAGCGTCGTCTGAAAATACGCCGAGCCGTCTTTGATTGCAGGTGTGGGGAGGTTCGCGGTGGACAGGGCTGAGAAGCCGGTGGGCGGTGTGTAGGTAAAGCCAGACTGGCCGAAGTTTACAGTCCCTGTCCCTGAATCAAATGGGTTTAGTCCAGAATAGAAGGGTGCGTCAGTTGTCAGTGTTGCCGCAGGATTTGTCCCTGCTGCTGGGTTGCCGCTTGATTGCCAAGTATTATTTTTTGCAAACCACACCTTACCGGTATCGGCGTCATAAGCTACACCGATTACATCTCCAGTCGTGAATGTAGCACCCCAAGACGTTGTGTCGGAGTTGTTGATCCGTCGCCTTCCGTCGCCCATATACAGGACGGAATTGATTTGAGGTGCTGCTTCACCCGCACTAAATAACAACGGATCATACAAGTTAGACCAGCCGCCGACGACTATTCTAAATAAGACCGGAGTGGACATGCTATCCACCGTAACTTCGGAGTACCACTTGCCGGATGTCGCCCCCACTGTAGATATGGCATATCGACCCACGCCCCCAGACCCGGAAGCGGTCAAGTTACCGTTTGAGAACGTAGCCGGATAGCTTACTGCCCCATAAAGTGGGTTCAAAGTACAGTAGTTCTCAGTCGGCGTATCAGTGACCTGATCGTCGCTGGTCAGCCCTGACGAGGTGAAGTCGTTGCCGTTGCCTGAGTAATCTGCGCCGAGATCGGCACTGTCCTCGCCTGTAATGTAGAAGCCGTTGGTGCCGTAGGTTAGCCCGGTAACTTCAATCGGACGCCATACACCATTGTCGTCATACTCACCAAAGGTTGTCGGGTCGGTAATATATTGTCCGTCGAGGTGATGAATTTCTGCCGCATAAATGTTGGCAAACGTCGCATGACCCCACGCCTGTGTTGCGAAAGACATGCGTTTGCCACCGCCAGAAGCGTTCATATCGTATGCAAAATTCGGTGGATTCTTTCCTGCGTCCAGACTTAATTCTTCACCGTTTACCCAGATACGCTGCACAGTATTAACTGCATCAACTGCCCAGATAAAGTGATACCAAGCTGAAGGGTCTCTAAATTTACGAGGGTTTACTGATCCATACGGGTTGGCACCTGTCGTGTCAAAATAGGTGTGAATTGTGTCGTCGCTGCTGTTTATGTAAATCGCTGTTACGCCATTGTTTGTGCTGGTCTGCCCCGCAGTCATCAGGTAATCGGTCAAACCCGTCTTACAGCGTTTAAACCAGAACGATGTCGTCCACTTTTTTTGATCGCCTGTAGAGGCGGGTGTTCGTGTTAAATATGCGCTGTCAGACGAATTAAACCGGATCGACTGGTCGATGGTGTACCCGCCACCAGCACCAGACGCACCTGCAATAATGTCGTTTTGAAATACCATCTAGTTTGTCCAAGTGTTTCCAGAACTGGCAGTTACCGGATTCCATGAGTCTAGTGCCCCTGTTGATACCGTCGTCCAAACATCATCAGGTCCGACAGGGACGACAATCCAGACAGGATACTGTCCAAGTATTATATCAGCAGATGCCCCAGTCACGACGACGTTTGCCGTACCAGTTACCGTCACCGTCCCGTACTCGGACGACAGGCTCTGACCAGTTACCGTAGCATTAGCGTCAGCCTTGACCGTTGGCGTACCAGCAAGAATATCAACCGACTCACCAGTCAGCGTCAGAACCGCATCACCGGTAATAGTGACGTCGCCATATTCGCTGTCCAGCGATTGACCGGTCAGAGTAACCGCCGCCTCGGCGGAGATTGTGACCGTTCCTTCGTTGATATCAACTGATGCGCCTGTCAACACAACAGATGCTGCTGCATCAACCGTCGGCGTACCGGCAAGAATGTCGAGAGATTCGCCTGTCAGCAGAACAGTTGCTGAGATGGCGAATGTTACAATGCCTTCCTGAATGTCGGCGGATTGACCGGTGAGAGTAACCAGACCCTCACCGGTAATCGTTAAGGTTCCGATGTCGGTGTCAAGCGACTGGCCGACAAGGACGGCGGCTGCGTCATTTTCCTGCGTCGAAAACGGCAGTTCTGAAAATGACGACATTCCGAACATTATTATTCCTCAGTTTTCAATGACTCTGTCAGCATGTTGACAAAAGCCTGTTTGCCAACTTCTAGCTGGTCTACATTAAATCGTGTCGATGAAAGTTTACGATCCAGATCAGCAATATGGTTGATAATCGTCTGCTGTTCCGGGGTCATGTCTTCGTACTGGTATTCAACATCGTCAATGGTAATGGGGGTCTTTTCATTTTTTCCCATTTACATCTCCATTAGTTAGACCAAGGTGTGCCGCTCCCCTCAGTCGGGTTTTCGATCAGCTGTAGCTGTGCGGCCACGTTCGCCTCAATAGAGGCAACTTCTTCTGCGCCGAGAGCATCCTTCGTCCACTGGACTGCCTCTGCTTCGGTGATGTCAGCGTACGGGGTAAAGTTCGACAGATCGTCTGTCGGTATTGCCACGGACCCGTAGACCCGTGCCTGATTACCGGAGGCATCTTCGTCGATGCACTGCCAGTGCGAGTTATTAACTACGTCAGTATATCCGTCTTCGGACAGTGCGTAGTCAAGCTGTACTATAGACCATGTAATTGCCATGGGTTTCTCCTAACTTAGATTAAGTGATGCCACTGCGTGAATGGCCGTTGATGTCTGGACTACGTAATCAATTCGATCCGTTGCAGAGGTCCCTGTTGACAGTGTCGGGGCAGTTCCTCCGGCAAATTTCCAATACGATCCGAACGACAGTGTACGACCACCGGTTACATCTTGCACGACAAAGATTGAACCTGTCTGACCCGGATCAATGTTAGACGGATTTGCCAGTGTGCGGTTGCCGCCCAGCGTTACTGCAAAGTTCTGGGCTGCGTCAAAGTCAGGCGTAATAGTTGCGCCATCTGTCAGGCTGGTAATTGTTGCACGGGCTGACTTGGTGATTTCAAGCTGTTTTGCCGGTGCCGTAGTACCCAGACCAAAATTTCCATTGTTATGGAATCGCGCCTTCTCAGTCCCAATCGTAAATGGAATATAGCTTGTATTGCTGCCGCCGACGTAGACCCAACCAGCAGCACCAAGACTGTCTAGTCTGATACCATTTCCGCCCCATGAGCCGGTTACCATGCCGCCACGACCTGCACCAAATGAAGCATCTTCGATGACAAGTTTTGGTTCTACAGATGTTGAATAGAGATGGGTCAAGTACGACGGGCTGGTTGTACCGATGCCAATCCTGCCGCTGCTGTCCACCGTAAGGGCTGGTGTTCCTCCGCTAATGCCACCAGACCCATATTTAAGCTGAATAGCTGGATTAGCGCCGGACGTAAGCGACAACGTTCCCGCTGGGTTTGTGTAGATATCTGCGACGTTACCGACTGCTGCGTCGGTGTCCTGATTATTAAACGCAATACCAGCGTAGTTTGTCTGACCTGCTACATTTGCACTGTAAATTGCTAGAGCGTTTTCCGGCCAGTTTGACGCATACGCATTAAGCCTACCCATGCCAGTAGTGCCATTGACAGATAACTTGCCGCTGCTGTCGATACGCATACGTTCGCTACCGTTAGTAGCAAAAGCCCAACGACCACTCGCCCCTTCAATACCAGCGATATATGTGTTGAGTGACGTAGTCCCAACTTCGATAACAGCACCCGAAGCGATCTGAATGGAACCATTGACCGACAGCTTCCGTGTCGGTGACGAAGTACCAATACCAACATTATTTCCGGTAGCAATGTGTAAAGCTGCTGTTCCGCTGGTAAAAAATGATATAGCATTAAATGCGTTATTATCATTATTAATGCCGGTAATACTTGCATATCCAGAGGCTCTCTGAATACGTAATCCTTCTTGTGCAGAAGTACCGCCGCTAAATTGTACTCCTCCTCCTACCACGGCCATTTTCTGCCCACCGGGAGCAGTAGTAGTCCCAATAAGAACACGACCGCTGCTGTCGATACGCATACGTTCTGTGTTGTTTGTCCAGAACCCCATTACATTGTTATCAACTTGATAAAAAATGCGGCCTAAGTATCTATCAGCAGTAGCTAAGTTTTTCCCAAAATTTAGGATACATTCTTTGTTTGATATACCACTTACTAAGGATATGTCTATCTCAGAACTACCGCCTCCAGTAGATTCTATGGATAATTTTTGTGCAGGAGCCGATGTACCAATACCGACGTTGCCGCTGCTGGTGACTGCAAGATCGGGTGCACCAGACGCTGCCGCTCCACCCCACAACCCTGCAACATAGTTAGTTCCGTCCGAATATCCGCCGACACCGCCAAAGTAGGTTGTCCCACTGTTACTTCTAAAGTCTAACGACACGCCTGACCCAGAGACACTGGGGTTCTGATTACCAGCGTCGAGCAAAGCAATATTATTTATCGTTCCGTTTGCCGTGTTCTCGTAGACGTGTAGGTTTGTAGCGACGCTACTTGTACCAATACCGACGTTGCCGGTTTCAGTAACACGCATGGATTCGTTTGAAGAAACAGAACCTGCGGAACCGCCGGTAAAAATCCTTACCTGCCCATACGTACCACGAGCTTTAATATTAAGGTTTCCGTTGTTAGATGTACCGCCAGACAAAGCTAGGTATGCGTCTGCACCGCCGTCTACACCGCCGCCAATCTGCGGATAATAGTTTGCACTGTTTGTAGGAACGACGCCAAAATCTGCAACAACTTGAAACTTTACAGTAGGAGCCGATGTCCCAATACCAACATTGCCGCTGCTGTCGATACGGACGCGTTCGCTGCCCCCTGTGATGAGTGAAAGATTGTCGCCGGTAGGTGATCCTAGACCCGTGTCCGTATCTGTTTTTCCCACAAGAATAGAGGGGATGGTTGAAGACGGAGATACGTTGCGAAGAGCAGGGCCATAGGTCGCTGCCATCTCAAAATCACCGGAACTGGTAAACCGTGCGGCCTCGACCGCCGCAGCACCGCCTGAGTTAGTAAAGAACTGAATGTCGGTACTACCGCCGCTGCTATACGACATCAGATTTACTGTGCCGGTGCTGTCCGGCTGAATGTAGAAGCCGTATTGACCGCCGGGGGTCGTATCAGGCGCCGCGCCAGTGCTTCGCACAAGCACCTGACCGTTTACGTCTAGCTTGGCGGCTGCGTCGGGGCTGCTCGTACCAATACCAACATTATTTGCCGCATCATAATATACAGCCTTGTCTGACGGGTAGGTAACGAAGACATCCTTCGTTCCTGCCGAGAAGTTTACAGCCGCGTCAGAGTTAGTTGACTCAAGGATTGTGTCGCGGGACAGCAGAGTACCGGCGGCGGTGTACGTACCAAGACCAACTTCCCATTCGTCAGCAGTCTGGTGGACGATGGCATAGTACGTGGTATTGCCGTCGCCAACTGCCGAGAAAGTCTCGAACCCGGACACAGCCCCGCCAAGGGTGACCGATCCTGTACCAGTTGTCGTGGTCTGTTCCTTGACCCTGTCTTTAATAACCAGCGCCATGAGTCAGGCCTACGAAGACTTGATGCGGATAATCGCCGTCGCAGCAGCAGCAGCCGGGAACTGAATAGTAAAGTCACCAGCAGTAGATGTCTTATCCGCCCCGAAGTCAAAAACGGCAATGGCTTTGTCTGCCTGAGTCGAGTTGTAGATCAGGGCACCACGAGCAGTAATCGTAGCCGCCGAGACAACAGCATCGGTGATCGAGACAACCGCAACAGAAGAGTCCGTGGTTACGTCGATGCCGGTCAACGTTACGCCACCAGCTGAGTAACCGGTGCCGACAACTTCATTCGTTACCGTGTACGCCGTTGTGCCATCGGAGAGCGAAGCTACTGAAGTGTAGAGGGCAAGTTTGATTGCGTCTGTATCCAGATCATGCTCACCCAGCATAATTTCCTTGCGAAAGGAAATACAGATTCCTGAAGTAATAGCCATTACGGGCCTCCGGTAAGTGTATTGGCGTTGTTCGCCTGTTGGTTATGCGGCTCCAGATCATCACGACGGGCACGACGGGCACGATTGCGGAGCAATTCGATTTCCTTAGTGTAAAGTTCGGTCCAGAGTTTAACAACTTCGTAGTTCTTGTTGAACAGTTCTGCCTCGACCATACACGCATAGAACAGGGCGTTGGGTGTCTCTGCCGTGTAATAGTTTGTCGGATTGACCGATGTTATGGCCGATGGTGCGGCGACAAAAGCAAGTTCAATGTTGAATGCAGAGACGGGTGTTGGTGCCACAATGATCGTATTGTCGTCCCAGAGGCCGTAGTATTTGGGGGTTCCGGTGGATGTACGGACGGGCCAGTAGTCTGCAATAAAATCTACGTTCCTGTTCAGCAGATTGATACGTGTCCCGTTGGCCGTTATGTTGGCCGATTCTACGATGGTAAATCCGGTCGGCAATCCGAGGAACGGATCGGAGGCGACAAGCTGTGAATACTGATGCTGCGTCAGACCGGCATCGTCAATGTCGATTGTAAGACGTGCCTCGGCTCGTGCAATAAATTGGTCGATCTGACTGGCAAACTCTGTGCCGTCATTCTCGGTGGACTCAATGATGTTGGTCCGTAGCTGTGAATAGGTCAGTGCCATTAGTCTACCTGTCCATTATGATATGCCGGTGAACTATCGTCTGGTGTCCACGAGCCGTCAGTTGCAGATGTGTCAGCATTCGTATCTGGCCTCGGATGGTCAAGGCTCGGATCATCTGTTGTGTCCACGTTCGTCATGTTCTGCGGATGGTTCACCCTGTTGTAGGCACCATCAAAACATTCTGAGCAGACCCATACACCAACCTCTACTTCGTTACGCAATTCAATGTACTTACACCGAAAGCCACAGCGGTCACAGATAGCATTGGAGCGACGACCCGTTGCCATCAGAGACTGCCCAGCCTCGGCCTGATAAACATGGACGTCCGCTGACGATCCTCCTCAAGAGCAAAGGCAAAGGTTTCCTCATACTGCTGCTTCAGGAAGCTGATCTTCGACGGGTCCACGCCGGGACGACGCATCGACATCTTGTAGGCCAGACCGTCTACCAGAGCCGGGAGGAAGCGGAACGGCAGATCGGCTGTCTGAATGGCCGAGGCGGTCACGTCCTGAATACGTGTCATGGTAAACAGATTCATCGTATAGGTCTTATCAGGTGTCGGCCAGACTGTCATGCTGACATTGTCCTTGCCGCGCAGAAACGTAAACTGTGTCGGACGACCGGTCTGTGTCTTGTCAGGCAGCTTCATGTAGTCCTGATAGGTAATCCGGTTCATCTCCAGATCGTTACCATTTACATTGATGGTGGTCTGAAGGCTGTCAATAATATCAGAATCGAGGGTGTAGCTAGTAACAGACGTTGTCACAGTTACAGGAGTGTTGACAAGTTTCCAGAGGAGGACGCCCCGGTTCTGCCACTCGGTCAGCAGCAGGTTCAGTGCAATACGTGCCGACCGGGCCTCCTCACCACTGATCGGCTGACCACCGATCTGCTCGAAGGCCTGTTCGATTACGTCGTCTATTGCAAGATCAAATGTCGTCTGGCCTGAACTTGCCATGCTGAATCGCCTTCTCAGTTCGACGATGGACGAGATCGCGG